ATCTTTTTTATTCTTGTCTCTCATATCGTCAGCGTCTTCTTCTTTGTGACCTGGTTTATGTTTAGACTTGATTGGGGCAATCTCGTTCTTTGTCATAACATCGAACTTCTTACCAGATACTACAAAGGTCTTCTCGCCTTTATCTTTAGCAGCCTGTAATGCCTTACCAAATGCGTTGCCTTCTTCTTCTTTTGGTTTCTCACCTTTTTCTTTTTTAGAAATCGCAATCGCAGCCTGTTGTGCTGGGTTAACAGCCTCTTGGCTCAGTTGTTTCTGTTTTTCTTCTTCCGCCTGTACGGCAGCGCTTGATTGTACTTCTGGTTTATTACCAACAACATCATTCTGTTTATTTGTGATATCCGCTATCACGCTGGCTAGTGACCCCTTCTCTGGCTCTCCAAAGTATGTTGGGTTCCAACCTAATGTTCTCTTTGTCATTTTAGTCTCCCTTAAAATTTATCTAAATTTAATCTTACCACGTTTTGGTACGATTTTTAGTTTATATCTTACCATATCTACCACTTCTGGTGGCATGAAATAGTTTAACATGTTGGCAATAGAATCCTTCTCGGCTCTAGTACCGTTCATCATCTTCTCAATCCTGTCAACCACTTTAGGGTCAACTTCTTTGAAATTACTTTTCTTCGCTTCACTTAACTCTCTGTCATCGCTGGCGAATAGTTCTATGTAAGGTAAGAAATCTTCTGGTAGTTGTTTCCACTTCATACCAAACTTCAATACCAACTTCGATTTCGCACCTGATGTTAAGATAGGTATATCTGCCTTAACAAGTTGTAGTAATTGTGACTTAGTAAATCTGTCCATCAACTTACGGAGTTTGGCAAACTTCTCTGGGTTAACACCAGTCTCCTTGCCTCTCAAACTCTCATACTCTTTCTTTAGTCTAGCAATCTGTTTTCCTGTAAACTCTACTAGGTTCTCCAACTCCTCTGGCATAAACTCATCGTCTATATCTTTCTGTAGTTGTTTAGCCTGTTTACCGTGTAGTCCACTTGCCTTCTTTAGACCCTTGATAACATCTTTAACTGTCTCTTTGTCCTTATCGTCTAGTGCCTCTGACTTTTCTTTCTCTATGTCTTTCTTCATAGCGTCTCTTGCCTTTTGACGTTCTTGGTCTATCCTATCTTTCTCTTTCGCAAGTCTCTCACGGTCTACATTTCTCTTGGCAATCTTGTCTGCCTTCTTCTTAGCCGCGTCTGCCCTACCAGAAGTTGATAGTCTGTCTGCCGCTTTCTTAATGCCTGAAACCGCACCTTTGGCTGCCATACCAGCACCCTTGGCGATAGCACTACCTGCCGCTTTCGCTGGTTTAGATGTTACTGCCTTAGCCGCACCTTTCGCCACTTTACCAACACCCTTCGCAATACCTTTTACTGCTTTGAATGGTAGCGTGATTGGTGATATCGCAACTTTACCAATACCCTTGGCAATCTTGCCTATAACTTCTTCTAATTCTTCTTGTTGGTCCTCATCCAGACTATCATAATACTCATAAAATTGTTCGTCATCTAGTTGTAGGACACCGTCAATATACTCCTCGAACATCATCTGCTCTTGGATCTGTGACATATTTGAACCGTATCTTTGCATTTTATCTCTCCGTGTTACTATTTATACTAATTGTCAACTTTAGCGCCTGCTCGCCATTGATAACAGGACCAATACCCTGCGGTTGTCTTATCTTTCTTCTGGTCGCAATTGTGCCTCGCACGGAAAGATGCTCGTCTACCTGGGTCGTCTCTCTTAATACTCATGTTAGGGTCACCAAAATTCACCTTGACTACGTTACCCTTCTTGTTCTTCACATATACATGGAACTTAGAATTACCACCACTAGAACGGATTGGGTCGTTTAGACTTACCTTCTTGCCCTGGTATTCTGCCTCAGTTATGCCTTCCTTCTCATGTTCATATACCATCATCTCACAAATATTGTCTATCTGTTCAACTTCTTTTCTGGTTTTCATTACTTACCCCTTACTTTAGACGCAAGGTCTTTATCTGCCTTACCCCATGTGCCTGATGATTTAGTTACAAAACTATTCACTCTTGCCATGCCCCATTGTTGAGGAGTTGTGCCTGGTCTGTGTCCTGTTCTCCAGGCAGCCATGCCTCTGTTATATACTTTCATTAATATTCCATATGGCATCCCGGATTTGGCAGCCTTATTCTTAACACCTGTGTTTTCAGATAGTATCTCATCGAACATCTCAGATACGGTCTTGTCGATATAAAGTCTGTAATCCGTACCATACTCGTCCTTATACTGTTCGATTGTCTCATCTAACTCTGACCATGCCTTGATATCCTTTATCTCTTGTTCGACATCTTCACCAAACTTCTTCTTAAATTTCATTGTGTGTTTAGATGGTTTAGTCTTAGCGTCTGCGTCACCAGGTGCTGGTTTGTAAGCACTTGGGTCATCATCAGATTTCTTGGCACCTTTCTCAAAGTGTCTCGCCCTATCATCTTTAGACTTCTTAGATACACCTTTGTAATACACATCTGGTTGAGTGCCAGGTCTATCTTTCACATCTGGATCTTGTCCTGTCTCTTTCTTTCTCTCATCACCTTTACTCTCTGCTTTGATGGTAGCACCATAATAGTTTTTCATATCTATGGCAAATTTATTAAGGTCTGCACCTTTACCATCTATTCTAAAACTTTTTCTATCGCTCATCTTATCAATTCTAAAACCTGTTCTCTTACCAAATCTTTTTATATCGTCCATCGCCTTACGTCTTTTTACTGGATCTTTAATGGTAACTATCATCTTCTTAAATTCATCGAGTTCTACCTCTTCAAACTTTTGGAACTTCCTATCACCAACTAACTTACCATAGTCTCTCACCTGACCAGGTGTGTCAATGTTAAATGTTCTCATGGTCTTAATCTGGTCTGCTTTCTCTGGACCCTGTGTCCAATCATCTACGTTCTTAATCGCAGGTTGTCCTGGTGTGGTCACTTTTAATTTACGTTCCTTCTTTTTTGCCTTTTCTGTTTCTTTTTCTTCATCATCAGTATTTTTATTTTGACTATCTTTGGCGCTGTTGATTTCTTCTTCAAAAGATGAGAATGATTTTAATTGATTAGCATTCTTTTGTAATACTAATTTCTTTTTATCCACATCTTCTACTTGTAATTCTGTATCGATAGATTGTGCGGGTTGTATGTCATCTAAAAATGCCTTTTGTACCCCACCATCTTCCATCTCGTATTGGACGTAATTTGGTCCTCGTTTAATAATCGTTCCAACATTACCACTTGGTTTGTGTTCAATTGTTTCACCCATCATATAAATTTCATTATTGTGGTACTGTTCTCTTATATCTTTCAATTCCTCATTATCACTTGGGGCAAGTATTTCTTCATTCACACCCATCCCATTTTTTAAGTCTTTAAATAATTTCATGGCGTCATTCTCCTTAGTGCCTGCGATAAGTCCTGTTTGAAAACTTTTGAAGTCATTCTTCATAGCGTAGTCTCTCATTTTACTGGCACTCATTCCTTTCGTACCAGTGGCGTCTGGGTCTCTCGCCCCAGCACTCACTACTTCAACTGTATCAAAGTTATAGTCCTTACCTTTATATTTGTTAATCAATGTTTTAAATTCTGCGACTCTATCACTACCTGCGACCATATAGACATCTGTATATTTCTTGTCAAATCTATTTTTCAATATTTCCATAAATGTTCGTTCTCTGCCTGTCGCTGGTAAAATTTTTATACCCACTGGGTATAGTTTTTTCAAGTAGTCAACTTTTTGTTTCACACTCAATGGATTCTTTTTTTTATCCTGAGTGGCACTCACATATAGCACGGGCAAACCTTTTGCCCTCTTTGCTACTGTGATAACTCTATCAATGAGTTTTTGGTGACCTATTGTAGGTGGATTCATACGACCAAAAGCAAACACCACTGTCTGTTTTCGTCCTACGTCTTTTCTCAATAGTTCTTTTAATGTCTTCATTATTTCTTACTCATTTCCTTGTAACCTTTTAATCTACTCTTTTCTTTTCTACCTCTATTCTTAGAGGCGTCTTCAAAACCCACAATGTCTTTACCTTTGTGTGACGCATCTTTGCCATCACCATTTCCGTAAGTACCCTTGTCTCTATTATATTGTACCAATTGTTTACGATACTCTATACGTTCAGGTGACGATTGAAACTTCTTATATTCTCTCTTATAGTCTCTCTCTGCCTTCTCGCCAATAGGTGTAGTCAATCGTATCTTCTTATCTTCACCTTTTGCTCTTTTCAAGTCAGCGGCACTAGGTGCCCCTTTCTCACCAGGCTTTCTCATTCTCTTGCCACTGGCTTTCCTCTTACGGATATTATGCCAGAGTCCTTTACCTTGTTCTTCCATGTTACCCCTTCTCCCAATTCTTAGCCGCAACAAAATTTTGTACAGAAAATTCTAATCTGTCAACTAACTTTACTGCCTTACCATCTTTATCAACTGCCACGTACCCCTCTGGGTTTGTAGCCTTTAAACCATCTTTCGTTACTTTGAATGTACCAATACTCTTCGCCGTATTCAACTTGTCTATGATAACCTTCTTGGCTGTCTGTAGAGATTTATATGTGGCACATGCCATGTATATACTCGTGTTATGTTCATCTATAAATTTTAGACCAGTCTCTTGTATCGTCTTGTATTTCTCTTTTGACTTCTCTGTCTTCACCTTATCTATCTCTTTCTGTGTTCTTGTTTCGAAGAACTCTCTGAAAGCACCCGCTGTTTCTTTTGTGGAGGGCAAATCACTAGAGGCACGGATATAACTATTCAGATATGCCTTCAACTGTATACCAACAGATAGTGTGTTCTTTTGTGTCGCCATTATGTTGAGTAGTTCTTTACCTTGTTTGAGACTACCACCCGCCTTGTTCAGTATCTTTTGTAGTGATTGACTTTCACCAATCGTCATCAATGAGTTACCAGATACATCTTTATAACTTGCGTCATCGAACCAGACTTTAGGACTACGTCTCAACTTCTTAACGTTAGCACCAAACTTCGCCTTCATCTTATCAAAACTACTACCCTTATATGTCGTATGAAAAACTATACCCAGTTTACTATTCGCAATCTTCTTACCAAATGGTGTATTCTCTGGCACCATGTAAACTATCGTGTTAGGTTGGAATGAAATCATTTGTTCAGACTTACCACTACCATCTTTATATGTGGTCGTCTTCTTACCAGATGATATGAACATCAAATCACCTTGTAGTATCTCTTTTATGCCTAGTGATGGTAGATATTCCAAACACTCACGGAGTATATTCTGTAACTCACCCTGGTGATTGTTTCTTATATCTTGTATTGTGTAATTAACTTTTGGAGTTTTGTTGAATACTGCCTTTGTGCCCACGAAGAATTTACCATTCTCTGGTGATGGACCACAAACTATGGCAGGCGCACCGTCCCACTTGACGGATACGTTGACACCCTTACTGGTATTACCAGATAACATGTCCTTTAGTGACGATAGGAAGTTGATGGCATTTAACCCACCCTCATATCCATTGTTGATTATATCGTCTTCCGCATGTTCTAAATGCGTATTCTTATCTTCTTGTAGGTCTATCATAACTCCCATTTATATACTAAAATAACTATTTAGTCAAGCAAGAAGTCTGGTATGCCTCCATTTATTGCCCATACTTGATTTTTATTGTGAAAATCTGCCAATTCTTTGGCTTTCTCACGGAAATCAAACACCGCAACTGTTCTATCTTTGTTCTCAACGACAGCAAACTTATACTCACCGTCTCGCTTCTTAGTCTTTACAGAATACTCAATACTTGAAGTCTTGGAACTTCTGGTACTTTTCTTCAGGACTCTCTTCCTTTTCTTTAAGGTTATGTTCGACATATTTCTCCTGTTCTGGTTGTATTAAATTTTGTGCCTGTTGTTCGATATCAAACAATTTCATTCTACTTCTATCAACACCAATGATAAACTTACGGTTTAATGTTGGATCGTTATATCTGTTCTTCAATTGTTTAACTAACATCTGACCTGCTCGTTCTAATTCTTCACTACTGATTAAGGCAAACATAAAGTCTGCGGTCGCAGGAAGACCAAAACTCTCTGAGGTATCTTCAAGCCCAATATCTGTGGAGACGAAACCTGTTCTGGTTGTCTGTGTCGCGGTCATAATTGGCACATCTAACTCTACTGCCAACCCTCTCAATTCTTCAGCGATTGCTTTGATATAGGTGTAACTGTTAACATTCGCACCAGGTTTAAATCTACTTGACGCACATATATTGATGTAGTCAATAAAGATTAGGTCTGGTTTAAACGTTCTCTTTAGTGCCAACTCGTTGACTAATGCTCTGTAGTGGTTCGCACCAGCACTTGCCGTTGGATATTCTTTGATGATTAATGTACCAGTTGTCTTACTCTGTAGTTTCGCAATCTTCTCATTGAATAGTTTTCTATTCAACATATGTAAATCTTCCATAGAGATACCAAGTAGGTTAGCGTCTATACGTTCAGCGATACGTTCCTCTGCCATTTCCATGGTGATGTATAATACATTTTTGTTTTGAGATAGTGCGGCCGCAGCCTGATGACACATGAAAAGAGTTTTACCAACACCAGTACCCGCTAACGCAACGTTTAACGTCTTAGTTGGCAATCCACCTTTTGTGACTTTGTTGAAATAATCTAAATCAAATGGTACCCTATTCTCTTTCTTGTGGTAGAAATCAAATCTGGATTCTATATCAAGTAAATAATCATGCCCCACATTCCTATCGAAAGAAACAGAGAGAGCGTCACGGAGTATTTCAGGTATCGCCTCTGGTTGTTTGTTTTTATCTTTACCATCTAGTATATGTATACCATCCATGACGGCATTATGTACGGCACGGTCTTTACAAAACTTCTCTGTGGTATTTGTCAACCAGTCTAGGTCGATTTCTTCTTTGTTCAACGTTGAGATTAAATCAACAATCCTCTGATATTCTTCTTCATTGAGGTCTTTACGTTTGCCAATATCAATCTCTAAAGTTTCTTTAGTAGGTCGTTTATTATATTGGTCAATAAACTTCTGGATCTCAGAAAATAGAATCCTCTCACTACGGTCCTCGAAGTATTCTGGTTTTAGAAACGGTAATACTTTTCTGGTATAATCTTCATTATGTAGTAAATTTTTGAGGGTTGTCTTCTCTATTCTTTCCGCTGTTACCATTGTTATCCTTTTCTACTTCGATTGCTAAAATGTCACCCATGACATTTATAAAACTTTCTGAATTGGTATCGACCTCATTTGGATTCTCGTGTACGTTGTATTCAAATTTTAGTCTCAACTTATCATCTTCTTCAACTGGCGTCACCTTGCCATAGGTGTACATGACACCCTCGTATTGTCCTTCTTGTATAAGGAAACCAGTAAGGTCTGACTTACTGTTCTCCATGTAACTATACTTCGGAGTTGCCATACGAAAATTCTTTGTGTGCCGCTTCGTCTAATTGTTTTAATATATCGTCTGTAAAATATTTCTCTGGGTCTGAATAGATTGATTTGGCATACTGTTTAGTACCATCTGGTAACTCTATCCTTGTTGATACTTGTTTGAATATACCATACTTAGTTGCTAACTCTAACAACCCATAGTATTTGTCCAGACCAGTATCATATCGTAATCTCACATCGACCATCATGTTCTCTTTTGACAATCTGGATTTCTGTGTCTTACAGTGGATAATATTACCAATGACCTCTGTGCCATCTTTCTCTTTCTTCTTCGATAGATAGACAATCGTACTCGCGGCATATTTCAATCCACTACCACCACCCATCTCTTTCATAGGCATATAGGCACCCACAACATCGTAGGTGTGATTTGTGATTACCATAGGTACTTTTGACCTGCCTAGTTTTAGTGTTAATACTCTAAACGCAGCCTTCAATACTTGAGCCCTAGTCATATCTCTAGTCTCTTTACCATCTGCCGTATCTTCAACTTCTTTTGTCGTTGATAACATACCTAAACTATCTAATACTAGAAAGATAGGTTTTCTTTCTGCCTCATCCTGTTCCATGTATTTGTCTAATACTGTTAAGGCCT